CGCGAAGAGCTTCGGGTGCAGGCGGCGGCGGCGGACAGGGTGGCGGCGCAGCTCAAGGAGAAGGCGGAGAAGCCGAGCAAGTACGCGGCGGACGCCAAGAAGCTGGGCGGCTATTGGGAGCGCCCGCACGAGATGTTCGCGCGCGCGTTCGAGTCGTTCATTGAGGATTCGCTGGTCGAGCGCGGGCGTGTGTCCGACTACCTCGTGCAAGGGACCAAGCCGCTGCGCGACCTGTGGAAGAAGACCAAGGAGAAGGAAGGCCCGTTGTGGGACCGCACCGAGGTGGAGAAGAAGCACGAGGCGCTGGAGCCGTATCCGCAAGGGGATGAGCGGACGCGGATCAACACGGCGATGCGCGAGCTGGTGGAGGCGCTGAAGGGCTCGGATCACTTGCGCAAAGGCTTGACCAGCTACGTCTATGGAAGCATCTTCGGCCAGATGGTGGCTGACCGACTGCTGGGGGTTACGTGAGCTGGTGGGACCGCCTACGGGGGCGTGAGCCGGCGCCCTTGGTGGGCAGCGAGGCGTTCACGGACGCGATGGTGGCGATGGCGGTTGACGCGCTGGCAAAGGCGCAGTCGTTGGAGCCCAAGGGGAAGGCCCCCGAGCCCCAGGCGCACGATATCGACCCGTGGGACGTGTACGCCGCGGTGGGCGATGAGGGGATGCTGGGCCAGCAGCACCTTGGCACCGCGGGGCTGGACTACACCACGCTCATGTCGATGGCGCGGGTGCCCACGATCGCGGGCATCATCCAAACGCGGGTGAACCAGATCGGGGAATTCGCGTGGCCCGCGTACGAGGAGGGCTCGCTGGGCTTCCAGATGCGGCTCCGCGACCGGGAGAAGACCCCGACCAAGGCACAGCAGAAGCGCATCCACGAGCTGACGGATTGGATGGTGAGCTGCGGCGACGAGCGTATCGGCTTCGAGCTGAACATGGAGAGTTTCCTACGGATGCTCATGCGCGACTCGCTGACCTACGATCAGGCGACGTTCGAGGTGGTGCGCACGAAGGGCAAGGACGTGGCGGGGTTCGTGCTCGTGGACGCGTCCACGGTGCGCCGTGCGATCCCGACCGAGGAGGAGCGCGACGCGGGGATCCGGCGCAAGGACGACCAGATCGCGTTTGTGCAGATCTTGGGCGACGAGGTGGTGGCCGAGTGGACGGCGCGGGACCTTGCCTTCTGCGTGCGGCGCCCGCGGTCGGCAATCGCGATCCAGGGGTACGGCTACCCCGAGCTGGAAGACCTGATCCGGGTGATCACCAGCATCCTGCACGGCGAGACCTACAACGCGAACAACTTCACGCACGGGATGCACACGGCGGGGATTCTGGCTCTCAAGAGCAAGATGAACCCGAAGATGTTCCGAGCGTTCCGGCGCGAGTTCTATGCGCTGATGAGCGGTGCGTACAACGCCAAGAAGACGCCAATCGTACAGCTCGACCCGGACGCGAAAGAGGAGCTGCAAGCTATCAACTTGAGCCAGTCCAACCGGGATATGGAATTCAAGGAGTGGATGGCATACCTCCAGAAAGTCGCGTGCTCGATCTACCAGATCGACCCCGCCGAGCTGGGCTTCGTCCACGGGGCGGAGAACCAGACCGGCGCGCTCTCCCAAGGCGGCCCCGAAGCGCGCATCACTGCGTCGAAAGAGAAGGGGCTGCGCCCGCTGTTGCGTGGCGCCCAGGTGTGGCTCAACCGCTGGGTCGTGTCCCAGGTAGACCCGGACTTCGAGCTGGTTTTCGTCGGGCTCGACAAGGCCCGGCAAGATGCGCAGTTCGAGGCGGACCTGAAGCGGCTCAAGGGTTTTATGACGCCCAACGAAATTCGCGCGCGCTACGACCTGAAGCCCATTCCGCCCGAAGTCGACGGCGGCGCGGCCGACATGATTCTGGATTCGTCGTACATGAACACGGCGATGCAGCTCCGCCAGATGGCCCAGATGGACGAGGAGGGCGGCGAGGAGCCCGGGGGCGGCGGGGGCGAGGAGCAGGGCGACGAGTCACAGGGCGAGGAGCCCGGCGAAGAGACCGATGCGTCGCAGGGCTGGGACATGGACGACGACGACGTGGACCTGGACGCGCTGTTCGGTGGACCCCAAGGCGATGAGCCCGACGACGACGACGACGACGACGAGGACGAGGACGAGGACGACGACGACGACGACGAGGACAAGGTGAAGAAGGCGCTGGTGGAGGTCTAGTGCTCGACCGCATCCTGGGAGAGCTGGAGAACCACGAGCGGTGGGCGCGGTGGCACGAGGGCACGCGCCGGGGCGACTGGCACCAGCGGCAGATCCAACGCATCACCGAGCGACTGGCCAAGTGCGAACGGCGCCCCGTAACCGGCGCCCCCTTCCACGACATGCTCGCCAAGGCGCGAGCGCACAAGTACATCCGGCGCGTGCCCAAGCCGGGCGGGGGCTACCGCTACTTCTACGACGTGGCGGGGGCTCGCGGGCTCGCGCACAATGATGAGCTGGTCGAGGGCGCGAAGTTCAAGCACGAGGGCGGGCACATCGAGGTTGTCGCCCAGCACGGTGACCGGGTGCAGATCCGGCACGACGAGTCGGGCGAGACCCTGACCGTTGACCGGGAGGAGCTGCGCCAGAAGCTCCACGAGTACCACGCGGAGAGCATCGCCGAGCACAAAGAGAAGACGCGGCGCAGCCTGGAGGAGACGGGCCGCCACGGGAGCGAACGGCAGAAGGCCCGCGAGGAGAAGAGGGCCGCCCGGTACGCGTATTGGGATGCTCCCGCGGTGCGGGCGCTGCTGTACCCCAAGCCCGCGGGGCTGGAGCATGAGCCCGCGCGCTCCAAGCCCGTTCACGTCGTCCCGTACAGCCAGATTGACCGCACCTGGGAGCGTGATATCCCCGCGCTGGCGAAGGCGGGGCTGAAGACGTACGACGACCTGCACAAAGCCGGGCCGGACAAGATCGCCGCGGTGCTGGGGCGGGGGCGGCGAGACGCCGCGCAGCAGCTTTGGCGCACGGCGGACATGCGCAGCGGGTCGAGCAAGGCGCGCGCGAAGAAGCTGCACGAGACCGACCACCCCGATTGGGTGCCGGATCTGAGTCAGTACGACGTGATTCTGGTGAACACGTCCGGGGGCAAAGACTCCCAGGCGATGATGGACCGGACGCTGGAGCTGGTCGATTCGCAGGGCATCGACCGAGCCAAGGTGGTCGCCGTACACGCCGACCTGGGGCGCGTCGAGTGGGAGGGCACCAAAGAGCTGGCCCAGGCGCAGAGCGACCACTACGGCATTCGCATGGAAGTGGTGAAGCGCCAGAAGAACGACCTGCTTCAGCACATCGAGCAGCGGTACTACCAGCTCACGAACCGGATCGCGGACACCAAGGCGCTGGGCGGGCTGGAGACCTGGGGCGACCTGTACGACATGCTCCCCGAGCCGAAGGGGAAAGGCGCCGCGGAGGAGCGGCGTTGGAAGGCGGAGAAGGCGGCACTGGCAGAGCAGATCGCCGCGCGGCTCCCCGATGCGCACACCGATTTTTGGCCGCCCGACTTCGAGGGCAACCCGAGCCTGCACCACACCGTCGACAAGCTGATCCGTGCGAAGTACATCGTGGACAGCGCGGTGAGGAATCGGAACGCGGCTACCAAGTGGGCGGCCAAGAGCGAGAAGGCCAAGGCGAAGGACAAGCGGCCGAAGCTGGCGGGGGATTCGCTGGATTGGGGGATGCCGAACCCCTGGCCGGACAGCGGGGCGCGGTTCTGCACTAGCGAGCACAAGCGCGCCAGCATCCGAGCGCTGATCACGAATCTGGTGACGGCGCACAAGAAGGCCAACCCCGGCACGGGCAAGCCGCGCATCCTCAACACGATGGGGTTGCGTGCGCAGGAGTCGAGCGAGCGCGCAAATAAGCTGCTGTTCGAGCACGACAAGGACACCAGCTCCGGCGCGCGGTCGGTGGACACGTACTTGCCGATCAGTGGGTGGTCCGAAGAGGAGGTGTGGGACCGAATCCGTGAATCGGGCGTTCCGCACCACGTCGCCTATGAGCTGGGGATGCGGCGGCTGTCGTGCGTGTTCTGCGTGTTCGCGGACGGGCACGACCTGCTGACCGCGGCGGCCAACAACCCCAACCTGTTCAAGCAATACGTGGAGCTGGAGAGGCGCTCCGGGTTCACGTACCAGCAAGGCAAGTTCGCCAAGGAAGACGCGGCGAAGATGGCGGAGTCACACCCCGCGTACGCGTCGTTGGCGGGGAAGCCCAAGAGCTTCGCGGCGGTCGACGAGGCGCTGAAGACGTTCGCGGCGGAGAACCCCGAGGGGTTCCGCGTGATGCAGCAGATCGCCGAAAAGAAGAAGGAACAGCACGCGGTGCTGGGGCTGGTCGCCAGCGACGACCTACGGGCGCTTCTGAAGGCGCTGGGCGTCGATGACGACGACGGTACGCACACCCTGCTGTCGGCGCTGCACCACAACCTCGCGCAGCTCCGCAAGGCGGGGATGAAGGTGCACGCGGTGCAGTACGATTACCGCCCCAGCGGCGCGGTGGTGCAGCTCGACACGGAGCACGACTCGTTCTTCTGCGGCTCGCTCCCCTACCCAGAAGCCTACGCAGGAAGCACCGCAGCGGCTATCATGGCGCGGGCCGCGGGACTCGACTACGAGGAGCACGGTAGCCCCGATCAGCAGGAGGCGGTGTGAGCCAGCTCGGACTCTTCAGCCACGTGGTCCAACAGGCGACGGCGAAGCCGAAGCCGAAGCCGAAGCCGAAGCCCGGGGGACACCACCACCCGCCCCCCGGCTACCACCCCGCGCCCCGGAGCCGTAAGGGCGGCTGGACGGACGGCAAAAACTACTGGTACCCCGGCGATCCGCACCCGAAGCCCCGGGCGGCGGCAGCCGAGCCCGAGCCCACTCCGACACCGCACCCGGAGCCCGTGGCGCCTACGACACCCCCGGAGCAGGCCACCGTGTTCGGGGGCGAGCACAGCAGCGTCACGCAGGAGCCCGAGGAGACACCCGCGCCGACGGAGCCGACCCCCGCGGTGGTGGTTGAGCCCGCGGCCGAGCCCGAGCACGCCAAGCCTGACGAGCTGTGGGCAGACGAAGACGACGATTTTGACGACCCCGACGGCGACGGCTTCGATCTGTGGGACCTGATGGCCGAGGAGGGCGTGGCAGCGCCCGAGGAGCACGAGGCGGAGCTACTACACCCCGACTGGTCGGCGGAGCCGAGCGAGCGCCCCCAGGGGCAGGCGGAGCTGGTGGGCGAGGAGGAGGAGCCCGCGGAGGAGCCCGCGGAGGAGCCCGCGGAGGAGCCGGGGACCGAGCAGGAGACTGAAGCCGACGACATGGCGCGTCGGATGCAGGAGCGGTTGAAGGAACGCGCGGCGCAAGAAGGCGCGGAGCGCGAAGCCCGTGTGGCGGCGGAAGAAGCGCAGCTCGCCGAAGAGCTGCGGCTGGCGTCCTTCGCGTATGGCTACGAGGTGCCCCAGCACGCGGTGCTGCCCCGGGAGCTGGACGAGAAGGCCCGTTACCGGCTGTGGGTGAAGGACGGCGACGCGTGGACGCGTGTCGATGAGCCGGAGGGGGTGTTTCGGCACAAAGGGGGGATGTTCCGAGGCGCTTGGGTGCGTCCCGTATGGGACCGGACGCTTGAGGCGTACGAAGGGCAGTCCCCCGTCTTCATGCCCAGCGACCGCGTTCCGGCGTCGGAGGCGTTGGGCGCGCTGATCAAGATCGGGGAGCACGAGGTCAGTCCCGACCGACCGCCGAATTTCCTGGGGTTGATCCCCGAGAAGCTGGTGCGTCGGCGCCTTGTCACGGTGGAAGACGAGGACGGGAAGCCCGTACGGGACGAAGATGGCCGGTTGGTCCAGAAAGAGGGCGCGCTGGCGGGCGCGGGTGCGTCCCGGCAATACCGGGATTACTACAGCGGCAACCTCGTTTGGGCGCACGACAACATCCAGTCCCAGGATTGCACGGACACGTGGCTGATCGAGTCGGGGTTCTACGACGCGGTGCAGGGTCCGGCGACGGGGACCGACCGGCATGGCGAGCCGATCAGCCTGTCCGACCAGCAGCGCGACCGGCGGCTGGCGGTGCTGCACAGCAACGTCCAGGGCATCGACTGGCTGAAGCTGCGGGAGCAGAAGCACGTCAAGATCTGGGAGAAGACGCAGCGCGATTTGACGGCGTGGTGGACCAACATCACCAACGAGCAGCGCGAGCACTTCTGGACGAACTACTGCCACCGGGACAAGCAGAACACGCTGGCGAAGACTGCGGATCCGCGCCATGAGCTGGCGGAGTTCGCCGTGCCGAAGGGCATGGAGAAGATGTCGGCGCTGCGGGGTCCCTACTGGCGGGAAGACGCCACGACCTGGGCAGACGCAGAGCACACGATCCCGTGGCACGACCGGGACCCCGACAACCCCAAGCACGGCAAGCCGTGGGACTTCCACGTCTACCAGAAGAAGGCGGCCAACTTCGTCGTGGACCATGCGCCGCGTTCCATCCTCGCGATGGAGATGGGGCTGGGCAAGACCCTAACCGCGCTGGGCGCGTTCCACGAGCTGAAGCAGCGCGGCGAAATCGACCAGATGATCGTAAGCGCCCCGGTGAGCGCGATGGGGAGCTGGGAAGAGCACTTCGGGGATCTGTCCGACGCGCGGGTGGGCATCGCGAACGGATCCAAGAAGCAGAAAGAGCGGGTCGTCCAGCAGTTCGAGCGCGGCGAGCTGGACGTGTTGGTGGTGACCACGGACGCAATCGCCATCGACATGAAGAAGGCGAAGGAGCTGGACGAGGTTCCCAAGGGCGCCAACAAGGTGACCCTCAAGATGAAGGGGAGCTATCGAGGCGCGACCTGGGAGACTTCGTTTCTCCACCGACGGACGGACGGGGAGGGTTTCTCGATATTCCCTGATACGCGCAAGCTGGCGGGGTGGGATGACATGCGTATAAGCCTGGGCAATCCGCTGGGCTACCAGAAGCACGCGCATGACGAGGAGCGAAGGCGACAGAGCGGCGGTAAGAGCTACAGCAATGCTATGGCGGAGGCCCGTCGCGCGATCTTAGAGGAAGCGCCCGAAGGGGCCACTATGCAGACGTACGACGGCTACCTGCGCAAGATGGCTGACGGCACGTGGGCCGCACCGCGCGAAGATCGGGGCGGGTGGAAGGCCGGGAGGCGTACGTCTGATTCGATCTGTGGGCGGGGGGATCTGACGGTCTGCTCTGCCCGACACTTGTCCGGCGAGGTGAAGCGCATTCAGCTGGATGCGGGGGATGTCAAGCTCGCGTACGAGAATCCCGAATCCAACAAGGCGCGTCTCCAGGCGATGATGGAGGCCAAGGGGAAGCGGACGCTGCGCGTTGCCGACGAGCTGCACAAGTTCAAGAACCCCAACAGCAACCGCGCCCGTGGCTTCTTTGACGTGTTCACCGAGCCCGAGGGGCGGGTGATCGGAATGACCGGCACGCCCAAGCCCAACGGGATGCAGGACTTTTACACCATCATGGACCACGTGGCACCCGGCAGCCTGGGCGACACCTACGCCGATTTCTCGGAGCGGTACAGCTACCGTTACCGGGCGTTCGGGGCGGACAAGGTGGCGGGGCTCCGGCCCGAGCAGTTGCCGAAGCTGTACGAGGACAGCGCGCACGTGATGTTCGTGCGGACCACCAACGACCCGGACAGCAAGATCATCTTGCCCAAGCGCCGCGACCTGTCCCCGTCGATCCCCCTGTCCGATTTTCAGGAGAAGGTCACGACGGCCTTTGGCGAGTGGGTCGCGGTGAAGCGCGTGATCCAGATCCTCGGCAACCGGGAGAACCCCGGGCCGGAGTACGAGGCGGCCGTGGAGAAGCTGGCGGCGGCTGAGCGCGGAGACATGGGGAGCGTTGCCCAGGTGGCCGCGTCGGGGGCGCATACGGACGCGCAGGTAATGCTGATGCGTGCTCAGCAGCTTGCGATCAGCCCGTCGTTGCTGTCCCCCGCCTGGGGCGAGGCAAACCCGGGGTATGAGTCGCCGAAGACGAAGCTGGTGGCCGATTCGTTTCAAGAGCACATGAGCCAGCAGCCCAGCACGGGCGGCGTGATCTTCTGCACGTTCAACGACGGAATCGCGGAGATGCAGCGGGCGTTGGTCCGGCGCGGGTTCCGTGAAGACCAGATCGCCGTCTACAAAGGCGGCGTGACGCCCAAGAAGCGCGCGGAGATCCAGAAGAAGCTGAACAGCGGCGAGCTGAAGGTGGTGCTGGGCAACTCGGCGTCCCTACAGACCGGCGCAAACATGCAGAAACGCGCCAATTTTGTGGCGCACCTGTCGACCCCGTGGGCTCCCGACGCACTCACGCAGAGCACGGCGCGCGTGTACCGGCAGGGGCAGCAGAACGTCACCACGATCCTGCGCCCCGTGGGGTCCGACGCGGAGGCGCTGGTGGAGCGGGTGGTCAGTCGCAAGCTAATGGAGGCGGGGCAGGCGACCGGCAAGACGATGGCGGCGGACAAGGCGGTGGCGGAGACTGTCCGCGGGGCCAAGCTGGACGCCGCATCAATCGCGAAGGTGCTGGGCATCGACCCCGCGAACTTCGGCAGCGAAGAGCTGACCGACGCGCTTCGTGAGGAGCTGGGCATGGAGCTTCCCGAGGAGGATTGACATGGACACAGATCTGACCCCCCAAGAGGCTACGGAGCTGCTTCGGATGCTCTGCCCCGTCGGCGGGATGAACCCCGCGGAGCCGGAGCCCGTGGAGCGCGCGCGGTTGTGCCGGCGCCTCTACGACCACATCAAGGCGGACAACGGGCTGGTGCCCAACTGGCTCAAGCACGACGTGTCCAACATCGTCGGCCCCGCTGCGTGAGCAGCGGACCCTTCATCGGCCCCCGGGGCGGGAAGTGGGCAGACGCCCAGCACACCGTCCCGTGGCATAGCTCCGAGGGGCGCGACCGGAGGCAGACCAGCCTGCTGGGCGCGGACGACGAGGGCACCAAGCGAAAGAAGCCCCTGCAACGACTGCGTGAGGGGGAGGTGATGGCGTTCCTCCAATCGCACGGGCACCGAGCGGGGAGCCATGCGGAACCGGGCGGTCACGGAGAGAGCGGGGTCCACACGCGCCAGCACTCCCGGCAGCAGGTCGAGGTGCGGCACGTCGAGTCACACCACCGGGACCACACGGGGCGCATCCAGCTCCCGGGGGGGGAGCACGAGGCTCTGAAGAAGCACGAGGCCCGCCAGCACGCCAAGGTGGTGGAGAAGCTGAAGGCTGCGGGGTATCACGTGCGCACGGACGCCGTGGGGCGGACGCTGGTCGGTCGGCGAGGGGGAGCGCCCGAGCACGGCCCCCAGCGTGTGCAGGCGGCGAGGCCGAAGAAGAAGCTGGAGCTGGTGGTGGACAACACGCAGCCGGGGCTGTTCAAGTCGATGGTGGTCCGAGCGCTGTGCAAGGCGCAGGGAGGCCCTTTCATCGGCCCCCGCGGCGGCAAGTGGGCGAACGCCCAGCACACGGTCCCGTGGAAGCCCAGCGGCGGGGTGTTGCGGGTGGACGCGGCCCTTGTCCGTGAGACTGTGGACGGGTGGTTTTCTGACTTGCGAGCGATGCCGGGACAATCCCGGTCGTCCATGATCGAGTACACCCAGGCGGACGGGGCAAAGCGTCGCGCGGTGGCACAGATCGTTGTAGAGGCGAGCACGGGCGATCCGCGAGGCGTGAAGGGCATCCACCATTACCGGACCACGGGGCAGGGGGGGATGCACAAGGTCGTTGTGCACATCAGTATGCGAAAGCTGGCGGGGAAGATTGATACAGCCAAGGAGGCGGTGCGTTCCGTTCTTGCGCACGAGCTGACACACGCGGCCGACGTAGGGCTCCAGAAACGCGCAGAGCGACGCGCACGTGCTCATTTCTCAGGGGACAGTAAGGGCGCCGAGCGTCTGAGGGCGAGGGACCATAGCGACGGGTCGGCCAACTACTTCAACCAACCGCATGAAGTCACAGCGAAGATGCAGCAGATTCAGCGGGAGTTGTTGGACCCGGGTGTGGGGGGCGCGCTGGTCGAGGATGCAAAAAACCACGCGGACGACCCAGACAACCCGCCGCCGATGACGCCCGCGCAACTGCTTGAGTGGGAGAGCCCCTCCTGGGGTGAGGTGAAAGAGCACTATACCCCCGAGAACAAGAAGCGTGTGCTGCGTATGGTGGCGAAAACCCATGCAGCGCTTTTGTCGGGAGAACTGGAGCCTGTGAAGAAGGCGGGGCCGTTCTCCTACATGGTGCTGGACGCGCTGGCGAAGGCCGCGAAGGGCGAGAGGCGGCAGGGCGCGAAGTACATTCGGCGCGTGCCCAAGCCCGGGGGCGGCTACCGCTACTACTACGCGGAAAGCAGCGCGGCGCGGTCGGCGACCGAGGGCGAGGACGTGCGGCTGGGCGACAAGCTGACCCGGGTCCACAAGGTCCATGCGCACGGTATTGAGATCGAAGACGAGAAGGGCAAGCGCACAGTCTCGCACGACGAGTGGTCCCACATGCTGCACGAGCATTACGGCTCGCGCTTCTACGAGTGGGCAGAGAAGCGCGCGCGGCAGTACGCGGGCGCGGTGCTCAAGCACGTTCCCGCGGAGCTGTTCAACGAGCTGAAGGGCGAGACCGACGCCGAGCGCATGGCGGACCTGAAAACCCGGCTGCCCGACGTGCACGCGAAGCTGGAGAAGGCGTTTTCGCGCGCGGGCGTCAGTCCCGAGGATGCGCACCGCGCTATCTCGCACGTGCTGGAGCGCAAGGGGTGGACGGGCGGCGCCCGGCAAACGCTCCTGGGGTCGATGCTCAACCGCGAGACGGCGTGGACCGTTCGGCACTACCGGAGGCTGAGCAAGGCCGCGGAGAACTTGGCGAAGGCCGACGGCGCGGAGCTGGTCGACCAGAAGCATGTTGCGGCGGCCATCGCGTTGCCGCGCACGGCGACGGCGATGGACCGCGTGGTCAACCGCGCGACGGCGGAGATGCACCACATTCGCGCGGTGCTGAAGCTCCAGCTAACCCCGGGGGAGAAGAAGGAGGAGCAGGGCGCGCTGGCGCTGGACACGAAGATGTCCGCTGAGGCGCTGGCAAAAGTGCGCGCGGCGCACATGATCGGCCAGCTCTCTGTGATGGCTCAAGCGTTCCCGGGGCTGGCGTCGGATCCGGCCATGCAGCAGCTTCGTGTGCTGCTGGGCAGCCTTCAGTCCGTGGCTCCGCGCACGGAGCCGACGGCGAAGGGCGCGCAGACCACGGTGTACGTCGCGGGCGAATTCGGTTCCCCCGAGCCCATGACCGCGGAGTACGCGCTGGTCGACGCGGCCGAACTGACTGCGAGCCACGACCCCGTGACGTTCGCGCAGAACGAGGCGCACGACATCGGCAACGAGCGCGCGTATCACCGCGACAAGGCCGAGCGGGCGAAGGTGATCAAGAACGCCGAAGACCTGAAGCCGGATCTGGTGATCAACACCAACCCGGACGCGACCAACGGCGCCCCCATCGTGGACGAAAACGGGGTGGTGTTGGGGGGCAACTCGCGCACCATGTCCATGCAGCGCGTTTACCGGATGGGAGGCGCCCAGGCGGCGGACCTGAAGGGGTACCTGAAGGGACAGGCGCGACAGTTCGGGTTCAAGCCCGGCGACGTGGAGGCGATGGCCCAGCCGATCCTCGTGCGGAAGGTCCAGCCCCACGACGACGACCACAAGCGGCTTCTGGTGCGCCAGCTCAACGAGACGTTCATGCAGGCGATGGATCCGCGCACGATGGCGGTCGCGCAGGCGGCGCGGCTGGACGACAAGGCGCTGGAGGCGCTGGCCACCGACATGGGGCCGGACAAGACGCTGGCGGCGTTCCTGGGGGCGAAGGCATCTGACGGGTTCGTGAACCAGCTCAAGCGCGCGGGCGTGATCAGCGCCCAGAACCAGAACGCGTACATTCGCAAAAACGGGCGGCTCAACGAGAACGGCCGGCAGCTCGTGGAGAACGTGCTGGTGGGGAAGGTCGTCGGCGACGCGGACCTGCTGGTGGACCTGCCCCAGCCGCTTGTTGGGGCGCTCGCGCGTGCCGTGCCGTACATGGTGCAGGCGGAAGGGGCAGGGGCGGCGTACAACATCCGTAGTGAGCTGAAGCACGCGCTGGAGGCGTACACCGACATCAAGAACCGGCCTGAGTTCGGCATCCCGAAGAGCAAGAAGGAAGCAGCGGCGGTGCTGGAGTCGTGGAAGCGACTCGGCGGAGGGCTCTTTGAGGGTCACGAGGTGTTCAAGAACCCGCGCAGCATGGCGATCCTGAACACCCTGTTCACGCAAGCCGGCCCGCGGCAGATGGCCGCCGTGTTCCGCAAGTACGCGGAGGCGGCGGGGCATCAAGAGGCGGGTGGCGGCGAGGGGCTGGGCTTCTACGAGAAGAAGACCCCCGACGACGTGTTCGGAGAAGCGTTCGGCCGGGCGGAGGACGAAGAGGCGGCGCAGGAGAAGGCCAAGGCCGCGCGTGAGAAGCACGTGGAGGAGACCAAAGCAGAGGCCAAGAAGAAGGCCAAGGCGAAGGCGGAGCGCGAGGCCCAGAAGGAAGGGCCGCGAAAACTGTCTGACCTGCCCCACGTGAGAGACGACCCGTGGGACGATGGGACGACGGTTGTTTTTCGACAAAGCCCGTTCCCCAAAGGGGACAAGCCCGCTATTTCAAGCAAGCTGATCAGCTCCGCGAAGGTCGAAAGCGTGAAGCTGGCGGACCTTCAGGGCTCACAGACCGAGATCACAGAGGTCGGGGTAGAGAAGCACGCGAAGGCCCCCGACGCGACCACACCGACAAGCGAGCTACCCGTGGTTATTCGTACAGCGGACGGGAAGCACATTATTCAGGACGGGCACCACCGGCTTGCGGCGGCTGTTTTGCGGGGAGATAAAGACGCCCGTGTGCGCGTGGCGGTCGAGCCCGGTGCCAAAGAAGCGCCCGCGCCGAAGGTTGAGCCCGAGGCGCCCGCGGTCGATCACGCGGCCAAGGCCGAGGAGCACGACATCGCGGCGGAGAACATGCCCGGCAAGTACCCCGGGCACGCGTGGACGAGCACGAAGGAAGCGGCCCAGGACGCGCACACCGCGGCGGAGAAGGCGCACCAGAAGGCGCACGCGAGCCCGACCGCGGAGAACAAAGCAGCAGCAGCGGCGGCGACCAAGAAGGCCGAGGAAGCGGACGCGGCTTCGGAGAAGGAAGAGGCGGACGCGGCAGCGTCGCAGGGCGGGTTGTTCTGATGCGGGTGGGACTGAGTGAGAGCTACCCCGGGGAGTTGGAGGAGCTGGGACCGCTGGGGGTCATGCAGAAGGCCGAGGCGGGGCTCCATGCAGCGCTGCGCGACCTGGGGCACCCCGAAGCCGCTGCTGCGCTGGCGGGGCGTCTGGATGCACTTCTCGACGCTGAGCGGGCGCTGACCGACGTGTACGAGGCGGGGGAGCTGCGAAAGGCGCTCCCACCGCGCGGGGGCGAGCTGGACGTGGTGCAGATGCTCGCCGACCGGATGGGGGGCGCGTACGACGCGATGGCCGCGCGCTTGGAGAAGCGGCTACGGGAAGCGGTCGACCGTGGCTGATGACACGTTGTCCCGCGTCGTGGCGGACCTGATCCGCGAGCATCACGAGGCGTTTCTGGTGGCGCTGCTGGGGCGGGACGCAAGCACCGTCCCCCCCGAGCGCATCGAGGAGCTGCTGGCGTCCGGCGCGCTCGACCCGCACGCCATCGGCCGCGTGCACGTGGCTGTGGGGGACGAGCACTTGAACCCCTACGAGTACATGCGGCTGGTCTCGCGGGCGTACGCCAAGCTGGGCGACGACGACGCGGTGGCGGCGCGGACGTGGGGTTTCTCCGATTGGGAGCCACACGTGATCCGCGAGCTGGAGAGCGCGCGGGCGGAAGACGTTCGCCCCGCCGAGGCGCGCGCGCACGTGACCGCGGCGCGTCCCGAGCCCCCCGACCTGGAAGCCGGCGCGGTTGAGCCCAAGGCGCCTGGGTGGATGACGCCCCAGGAGCGCGCCAGCCACCGTGAGGCGCTGCTCCGTGCCGGGTCGTATGCGCGTGGGCTGGGCAACGTCTACGCTGCGGACTTGAGCACGAAGGCGGAGACCTGGACGGGCGAGCAGATCGAGCAGGAAGCGAACGCACCGCAGCGCGCGCAGATGCAGCAGGTGATTCGGGAGCACGTGGCCGAGGCCATCGCGACCCACCGCGACCAGGAGAAGCTGGCCCGGGATCTGGCTGAAGCGACGGGGTTCTATTCGCACAACTGGCGGCGGATCGCGTCCACTGAGCTGCAAGGCGCCCACAACCTGGGCATGGTGGAGGCGGCGATCGACGCGCACGGCGAGGCGGGCCGCGTGGCACGCATCACCGAGTCGGGCGCGTGTGAGCACTGTCTGCGGTTGTTTCGAGACGCCGAGGGCAAGCCGCGAGTGTTCGAGGTTCGCGAACTATTGGAGAACGGGACCAACGTGGGGCGCAAGGCAGCTGCGTGGCTCCCGACGGCGTGGCCGGTGCATCCAAACTGCCGCTGTGACACGCGGATTGTACCGCCTGGGCGAACAGTCACCGCTGATGGTAGGATCCGACGCGAGGAGACCGCGGCATGAGCTACGACACCCCCGACGACCTGGGCGACTTCCGCTTCTGGTCCCCCCTGCTGGTCAAGGCCGACAACCCCAACGGCGGGTTTGGTGAGGTGGCGCTGGGGAAGATCGGCGGCGTGATCAGCTCCGACACCGTAGACTTTCAGGGCGAGACGCTGGACCAAGACGGCGTGGATTGGTCGTACTTCGAGGCTCACGGGCTCTTGAACTACAACCACACGGCGCTGATCCTGGGCGAGCCGACCGCGGTGATTCGCAAGGGCGGCCGAACGCTGATGGAAGGCGTGCTGTACCTGCACCAGCCCAAGGCGCGCGAGGTCTACCAGACCGCCGTTGCGATGCGCAAAAGCGGTGCCCGGCGCAGCTACGGCTTCAGCGTCGAGGGCAAGGTGTTGGAGCGCGAGCAGGGGAACCCCACGAACGTCCGCCGCGCCCGGGTGATGAACGTGAGCGTGTGCGAGCACCCCGTGAATCCCGACGCGCGTATGACCTTGCGCAAGGCGCTGAGTGTGGGCTACCAGACCGCAGCAGGCATGGACGGCGGTTTCTCCCCGCTCGTGCCTCAGAGCTTGGAGGGCAGCGTGGCGCTGTCCACGTTCAAGCGGGAGCTGTTGGGTCAGTTTCCCCGCCTGACTGATGATGAATGTGACGCTGTGGCACGGCGAGTGCTTCACTTGCCTTGACCGCGGATCGCGACCCGGTGAGAATACCGACGTGGGGTGACCCCCCCGAGGAGACGACGAAGATGCAGACGCGAGACCAGATCATCGCGGCGCTCCGTACCGCGGGGGCCGACGAAGAGACAATCAGCAAGGCGCTGGCCGAGCTGGAGCC